AGAAATTAGAACCAGATGAAGAAGAAAAACAACAATTAGAGTCAAACATTCAAGTTGCTTTACAAGCTGGTAATATTGATGTTGAAGATGCTATTGATTTAAGGCAAATTAAAAATCTTAAATTAGCTAATCAAATGATTAAAGTTAAGCGTAGAGAAAAAACTAAGCAAGATCAGGCTAATCAACAAGCAAACATTGCTGCGCAAAGTGAAGCTCAAGCTGCAGCTGCAGAAAAAACAGCTATGGCTGAAGTACAAAAACAACAAGCTATTTCAGGCGCAAATGTAGAATATGAAAAAGCAAAAAGCGAATTTGAAAAAGATCGTATGCAGTTACAAGCACAACTTGATCAACAAAAAATGATGATGCAACATAGAAACGATATGGAATTAGCTAAGTTGCAAGAAGAAGGAGTAACAAAAAGAGAAGAACAAAGAGAAAATCGTAAAGACGATAGAATAAAACAAGAAGGTACTCAACAGAGTAAAATGATACAGCAAAGACAAACTGATAGTCCGGCAATAAATTTTAATGCTGAAGCTGGTATCGACATGAGTGCATTCATGTAGTATTAATTATTTAATTATATTATATTATGTCAGAACAAAAACAAGCAGCCGTAGAGGCTAAGCAAGAAGGTGAGTTTACTTTAAAAGGTAAAAATAAACCTAAAAAACCAAAACAACTAGGAAATAAAAATCAAGAAGTACAAAAGGTTAATTTAAAAGAACCTTTAGTAGAAACTGAACCAGTTGTTAAAAAGGTTGAAATTAAAGAAGAAATAAAAAAAGAAGACGATGCCATTCAAATCGGAGAAACAAAGGAGGTATCTGTGGGCGAACCATCCGGAGATAGCGCAAAGGTGGGAGAACCTGTACAAGAGTCCAACGAGACTACTGAAGGGTTTTCTCCGATCAAAGAAGTAACTGAAGAAGAAGTAAAACAAGTTGAAGCTCAAGTTAAAGAAGCTAAAAGAGATGAAAAAGTATTAGGTAAACAATTACCTGAAAATGTAGAAAAACTTGTTAGCTTTATGGAAGATACAGGTGGTACTGTAGAAGATTATGTTAGATTAAACGCCGACTACAGTAAGATAGATGAAACAGCATTGTTAAAAGAATATTACAAAAAAAATAAACCTCATTTAGATTCAGAAGACATAAATCTTATTTTAGAAGATTATGAGTGGGACGAAGATGTACATGAGGAAAAAGAAATACGAAAGAAAAAGTTAGCGTTTAAAGAAGAAGTTGCTAAAGCTAGGACATATCTAGATGACTTGAAAACAAAATACTATGACGAAATTAAATTACGTCCTGGTGTAACTCAAGAGCAACAAAAAGCTATGGACTTTTTTAATCGTTACAATAAACAGCAAGAACAAGCTGAGCAATTACATACGGAATTTAAAAAACGTACTCAAGAACTATTTGGTGAAAATTTCAAAGGTTTTGATTTTGAAGTCGGAGGTAAGAAGTACAAGTATAATATTCAAAATCGTAATGCAGTTGCAGAGAACCAATCAAACATTGAAAATCTGATAGGGAAGTTCCTAGACGCAGACGGAAATGTAGTAGACCCGAGTGGTTATCATAAAGCAATGTATGCTGCTTCAAACGTAGATAAGATCGCTACACATTTTTATGAGCAAGGCAAAGCCGATGCTGTTAAAGAAGTGGTAAACAAATCTAAAAACTTGTCTGATGTAAAAGCTAGACAAGGTAATACAGGTGAAGTTTTCGTTGGTGGTATGAAAGTTAAATCAATTAGTGGTGCAGACTCTACAAAACTTAGAATAAAAACACGTAAATTTAACTAATTTAAACAATTATTATGGGAACATTAAATCCACAGTTTGGAACAATCTTACCATCACAGGAACAACAATTGTTAAATACTAACTATTTGCAATTTAATACCGGTGGTGCTAATGACTTTATCCAACAGTATTTACCAGAGGTCTACGAACAAGAAGTAGAGCGTTATGGAAACAGAACGTTATCTGGATTTTTAAGAATGGTCGGTGCAGAAATGCCAATGACCTCAGATCAAGTAATCTGGTCTGAACAAAATAGATTACATATTGCTTATGATGACATTACTGTAGTTGATGGCGCTGGTACAAGCACAGACTTAACATTAGGTGCTGCAGCTGGACAAGAAATGGTTATGAGCGTTAATGATACAATTGTAGTTTTAGATCCAGCTACTGGACTAGAAGCTAAATGTATCGTAATTGCAGTAACTGCAGGTGGACCTGGTGCTGGTTCTGTAAACGTTGAATGTTTTGATCCAGTTGGTGGTCTTGTTGCAACACAAGGTTTCTCTGGTACTGGTTGTAAAATGTTTGTTTATGGTTCTGCTTATAGCAAAGGAACTACAATTGCTGCTGGTGGTGCTGGTAACTCAGCTGCTAGAAACAGTGTAGAGCCTTCTTTTACTCAGTTTTCTAATTCTCCAGTTATTATTAGAGATCAGTACGTAGTATCTGGTTCTGATATGGCTCAAATTGGTTGGGTAGAAGTTGCTACAGAAGACGGAGCTTCAGGATACCTATGGTATTTAAAGTCTGAGTCTGAAACAAGACTAAGATTTGAAGATTACCTAGAAATGGTATGTGTTGAAGGTGAATTAAACGCTGGTATTGGTGTAGCAAATTATGGTGCTGGTCAATTACCAAGTACACAAGGTTTATTCTCTGCAATCGAAGAAAGAGGAAATGTTGAAGTAGGATTTGCTGCTGCAACAGGTATTTCTGACTTTGATGAAATTCTTAGAAACCTAGACACTCAAGGTGCGATTGAAGAAAACATGCTTTTCTTACAAAGACAAACTGCTTTAGATTTTGATGATATGCTTGCAGGTATTTCTGCAGGTGGTAACGGTGGTACTGCTTATGGATTATTTGAAAATTCAGAAGAAATGGCACTTAACTTAGGATTCTCAGGATTTAGAAGAGGTTCGTATGACTTTTACAAAACTGATTGGAAATACTTAAACGACGCTTCTACAAGAGGTGGTATCGTTGGTATCAATTCAATCGAAGGTGTATTAATTCCTGCTGGAACTTCTACAGTTTATGATCAAATCTTAGGAACTAACATCAGAAGACCTTTCTTACACGTTAGATATAGAGCTTCTCAAGCTGACGATAGAAGAATGAAGTCTTGGATTACTGGTTCTGCGGGTGGTGCATTTACTTCAACTCTTGATGCAATGGAGGTTAACTTCCTTTCAGAAAGATGTTTAGTAACTCAAGCTGCAAATAACTTTGTATTATTCAAAGGTGTTTAAGCATTTTATAAAGGTAAGGGTGCTTCGGCACCCATATACCTTTTAACTATTTAATTATATTATATTATGGCAAAAGAAAAAAAGACTGCTATTGAAGAAACAGTGGTAGTTGAAAAAACAAAAAAAGTACCAGAGGTTAAAAAACCTACATGGGAAGTAAAAGATAGAACTTATTATTTAAAAGGAAGAAAAACTCCTTTAACTTTAACTATACCTTGTAAACATACTAGAAAACATCCGTTGTTATGGTTTGATACAGAAACACAGGTTCAAAAAGAAATAAGGTATGCAACTAATCAAAACTCTCCATTTGCAGATGAGCAGAAAGGAGAAGCAACATTAGGACATGTTACTTTTAGAGATGGTATATTACAAGTACCAAAAGAAAAAGTAGCTTTACAAAAGTTATTAAGTTTATATCACCCTTTAAAGAATAAAATATATTATGAATTTGTTCCTTCAGCAATAGCGGAAGATGAATTAGATAATATTAATTTAGAAATAGACGCGTTAAACGCTGCTAGAACTATAGATATTGATCAAGCAGAAGCTATTATGCGAGTAGAAGTAGGTAGTAAAGTAACTGCAATGAGTTCTAAAGAAATAAAAAGAGACTTGTTGTTGTTTGCAAAAAAGAATCCTGCTTTATTTATGAATTTAGCAAATGATGAAAATGTTATATTAAGAAATATAGCAATTAGAGCTAAAGAAGCTGGTATAATAAGATTATCTCAAGATCAAAGAACATTTACTTGGGGATCAAATGACAGAAAATTAATGAATGTTCCATTTGATGAAAACCCATATTCTGCATTTGCAGCCTTCTTAAAAACTGATGAAGGTGTAGAAATTTATAAATCTATAGATAAAAAACTTAATTAACAAGTGATAATAATATAAGGGGTGACATTAGTCACCTCTATATTATAATAAAAATATTAAAATGGCGGTAAATATAAATACAGTATACAATACAGTCTTGTACATATTAAACAAACTCTT